TAAAAACTTGAGGAGCATTAGACCTTGCTTCGTGTTCCCAAGTATCTGTTATTTCTTGATAGCCTCCAAAAGATCCATTTTGTTCTACAGCTATTTCAGCTGTATATCTTGCAGTGGCTTCACCCTGTTCGCCTTTTTCATTTCTATTCCAAAGTTGTGGATACGAGAAAGTAACTCGTATTTGATCTGCCTGCTCTATCTGTGCCTGAGTCAAATTGAATCCTGCAGCTCCTGTTGTATACTCTCTTGTGGCATTTGAGCTATCTTCTACTGAACAAACAGTATCAGTGTAAGTTGTACAGGTACGATCTATACTTGTATTTGAAGGAGTGTTTGTTATTGCTACTGAGCCGGGCCCGGTATTTCCAAATTCTGTAAATGAAGGTTGAGTAAGTTGTCCTGTGCGAAATTGCACGGCAAAGCTATCGTATTTAGAGCCTTGAGATAGTGAATCTTCTAAAGAAGTCTTGCCATAGTCTGTACTTACAAAGTCACACTTGTAGGTTCCAGTAGTTCCGAGAAAGTTAGATGAAAGTGTTAAAGATGTTTCGTTTGCAGCTACAGAAGCAACTTGAAGTTTACCATCTAAAACAACCGTATAGCTTCCACTTGTTAATGCCGGATTTAAGTCTGACCCGGAAAAAGGAGTACATACAGCTACAGTGCTAGAAGTAAAAGTTTGTACATACCCTTGAAAAACAGTCGTAGAGTTTGAATCAAGTAGACGAATTACAGGAACAATACTTGGATCATTTGGATTGTATACATAACTAGAAGCAAAAAATGCATTACTCGCTGTAATAGTTACAGATTTAGTATTTGATAGACTTGAAAGTGCTACAGTTGCGCTTTCAGTATCTAAAGCTCTTACTACAATATGTTTACTTCCATTATCTGTATCTGCTTGAATTGGTTTTGTGTAATTATTCTTATTTATCGTTACTGAAGTGCTTCCATTTGTAAATGAAAAAGTAACAGGAGTCTTTGATGCCTGTATAAATGCTTGTTTTGTTAGCTGACTTGGATCGTCATTTAAGAATACAGATTCTCCCCCATCTACTAATCCATAAATAGGGCCTTCAGAGATAATATCAGTAAATACAGCTTCTTGAAAGTTAGAAGGACGCTGCTCGACTTCTCCAAAATTTATGGGGGAGTTTGCAGGAGAAGTAGGGCCACCTCCTGTAATTATTGCGTTCATCGCTCCATCACTCTTAGGCATACCTGCGAGTTTAGAAGTTACAACAGGCTCTTCATAAACCCCTGTAACAACTACATTACCTAACTCATCCATTTCTTCTATAGAAGAACTTACTCTTGTATTTTCTCCCACTATTTCAAAAGAAACTGGATGTCCTGGAACGCGTAGCTCTCCATAAAGAAGAGGTATGGGCATACCTTCTACAATGTTTCGTTGAGACCCGTTAAATAGGTAGCCTTCATCTTCTTCGTCTACAGAAGGATCAGGGGCCATAAGCTGCTGAATACCTGTGAGAGCAAGATTTATAGCAAGGCTTGCGGCTGTAAATGCAGCTATTGACTGTAAACCAGCAGCAGTTGAACCTGCCGTTGCTCCAAAAGCTGTTCCGTTCATTAAAGCGCCTATGCTGCCTGGCATAGCAAACATTAAGGCTGCAATTGCTACTGCAGTGAGAATTTTTGCTCCCCCAGACTTAGAGCCAGCAGCAACTGGAGTAATTACTACATCACCTTCTCGTAAAGGAAGTAAACATTCTAAAGGAGTTTCAACTTCATTACTGCCTACTTCAATATGAAAGCCTATATCTGCTTCTGCACAAGCTATAAGATACTTTCTTAATTCTGGATTATTTGCTTGAATAAGACGTAAAGCATCTCGAACACTCTCTCCATGAAAAGAGTGCTTTCTTCCAAATTTTAGTCCAATTTCTCCTTCGAGATAAATATTACGTTTCATATCTGTATATTCCAGTTAAGTACCTTTTCCAAAGAGGGTACAAGTTTTCTCTGCATGAAAGTCGATTCACTGCATGATGAAAAAATATATCGTTTCCTAAATAAATCCCACAATGATTTCCTACTGAAGAACCCATTGTAAATATAAGTAAATCATTGGGAACTAAATCGTATACTTTTTTAAATCCCCATTCTTGTATATGCTCATCTGTAAAATAGTTGTGCCCGAGTTTCCACCAGTCATCTACGTATGGAAGTAACCTTTTAGGCAACTGTATATCTAGTTCTTTATTATAATAATCACGACACGCTTCTAAACAATCAAATTTTCCAAACTCATACTCTCTTCCAATTAAAGCATTTACTTTTACTTCTGGTTCAAGTATATTTAACTCCATACTGGGATAGCTAAATATGTAATATGGCACTCCTAAAGAATTACAATATTTCTTATCGTTCTCACTAGCTTCGTTTGTATACTCAACATGGTCGTGAACTATAGCGAATATATCAGCTTTTCTTTTTACAGAAATATAATCATTTGGATCAAGAATAAAATCTTCGTCTTCTGCTGCTAAATTCTTACAGGGAAAATATTGTTTCTTTCCTTTTACTATTCCAATTACGCCACAGGCCTCTTTTGGATATTCATTGCTAAAGTGTTCTTTAATTTCTTCTATCATCTAAACTTCTTGCTGCCTATAAAGGCTCCAAAGGGCAAGGGTTTTGCTGTGTCTTTATTTGTAGTTGGAACTTGGTTTGCGCTGGCAGCACTGTAGGGAACATATTGAAACCTACATTTACAAGAGTCTAATGCCTTGCCACATACGTCGCCTTTTTCCCAATAATTAGAGCTTGTAGACGGTGTATTTCCTGTTCCTGCAATAATACATTTCCATACAGTTGTTTGTGTTCCATCGTTATATTCTACATAATTTCCTACAGAGTATGCTGTAGAAGCATTATACGCTGAGTACTCAAAGTAGTCTGTTCCAGCAGACCCCCAAGAACCCATATTTGCACTTCCTGAAGGAACTATGGGTTTGTTGTTTTCTGTAAAGTAGGCTTTATGAGTATTTACTCCTCCGCTTCCATCTGCATAAGACACTAAACTATTCTTGTTCCAAATACATCCGCCTTTTTCGCTGAGTGAATACCCTTGATATTGCCAAGAACAATACTTTCCAATTACTTGACGATTTGGTATTTTAATCCCAGAAAGATCAAAAGGTGCTGCAAGCTCATAAGTAACTGATATATTATTTTCTCCAGAAATTCTATCTATTATAAATTTCTTTATAGGAAACTCTACGGGAGGGGAAGCATCTCCGCTTTCTCCATATAAATACTTTTTAAGAGTTGTTCTTTTTGTTAGTCGTTCTCCAACTAAATCTTCTGGTCTTACATTTCCGATTGCGGAAGAAAATACATTTGTTACATTTGCAACGGTAAGAGTAGGGCGATTTATTGCTCCATCCGCAGACATTTCTACTCCGTCCATTTCAATAGGAAAAGCTGTATAAGTTCTAACTGTATACGGACTTGTTCTATCTCGAAATTGAACAGTTGTTAAATCTTCTTCAAGTCCCGAATGAAAATATAAAGTAGAGCTACCAACTACAAGTTCGTATAGCTCTACTAATTCACTTCCTGGGTCTTGAAGTTGTACTGAACTGATTAGTTCGCTCATGCTTCGTATACTCTTCTAAAAGTTGCTGATGCAGAATAAAAATCGCCATAAGAATAATTTTGTGTAAAAGTATCACAAACTACTTTTAATCTTCTTTCCCCTGCAGTATCAGGAGATACATTAGAAGTTTGATTACTATCTGGAATCGTATAAGTAAATGCAGTTGTTCCGTTTAAAGAACCAAGATAAGATGTAATATCATCTATCTCTTCCTTTGTTCGATTATTGAAAGTAACATTAAAACTTTCGTCTATTGAATTAATTCCATTTGCTATACGTTGTTCGTACCCGTCGCCAAAACGAGCAACTAATACTCGTGGCGTAGATGTACGAGTAAGCCCTTTATCTGGTAAAATATAAGTGCTTCCTCCATCTGTTGTAAATCCAAGTGCCATTATGCTGCTCCATAGGGGCTAAGTATTCCGCCGGATCGTTTTTGATTTTGAAGTTCTAGTTGTACTGCTCGTGCAACTGCTCTTCCAATATCTGCTCCCTGACCGCTCTGGTCTACATTTGTAGAAGCATTTCCTTGATTGTCAATTGCTACATTTACAGTAACATTGTTTTGCTGATTTGCTCCGTTCATTTGAACAGGAATAGATTTTCCATCCGGGAGAGGAACTACAGCTTCTGTACCATGAAGAGTTACAGGATAACCACTATTAGGCCCTCTTGCAATTCCTCCGACTCCATAAGACATCTTTCTTCCTTCTGAAAAAACGCCACCATTTTTTGCCCCATAAAAAGACGCCCAAGAGCTGGCACTCGCATTAGCACCTGGCAGAGTTCCGGTACCGCCTCCCCCGCCTCCAATAATAGATAGAGAAGTTTCTATTAGCTTTACTACTAGTAATTTTGCTATAACTTGGGATAAGGCTTGTAATACTGAAACAGCCATATTTTTAAAAGCATCCTTAACAGAAGATGTTCCTTGTATTATAGAATTAAATGCGCTTACTAGCCCAGTTTGAAAATTGTCTGTAAAAGCCTGTGAAAGTTCTCCAATATCTGAAATATCTTGCTGTACTTGTACACTTCTTCTTTGTAAAACAGCGAGTTCAGCTTCTGCTATTGCTAGCTGCCTTTCTTTGGCTGCTTCCTGTTGAGGAGTTAAACTTCCTTGCTCTATTGCTAATAATAACCGTCGTATCTCTAGTCTTTTATTTTCGACATCTGCTAGAGCAGATTCTAGCTTTATTCTATTTTGAATTTGTTCTGCTATAACTTTTCCAGAACGAAAAGCACCTTGAGACCTTTCATTTCTATCTATTTCTTCTAATTTTAGTTTTTGTTGGGATTGTAATAGTCCGTCGACTTTATTTTTTAAAGTTATAAAACTTCCTCCTGCTTCCTCATTAAGTTTTGCAAGAGTATCACTTTCTAAGCCTAACTTAGCCATTTCTTGAGTAGCTGCTTGTGCGTTTTTTCCAGAATTTTCTAAAGCAAGAGCTAAATTAATTAAATCATCCGGGTTTCTTAATGCTTCTTGTAAAGTTTCTAATGAGTCTGTAAAGCTGGCGTCAAAAGAAATAGCTCTACTACCAGCATTCTGTAGTTCTGTGAGTTTATCTATTAAAGTGTCGAAATCTCCGCCAGATTCTCTTATTGCATTTTGTATTTGAGGTAAATCGAATTCTTCCAAAGCCTGTAAAGCTTCAGGTATAGTTCCTGCATCTTTGGCCTGCTCTAACATTCTAGCAAATGGAAGAGTTTGCAAAGCAGAAGCAGTTCTTCTACCAATATTTGCATTTTCTGTAGCAGTTACGGGGCCTACAAAGCCTAGCCCAAATCCAGGTTTGGCACTTTTAAAATCTTCTTGTAAAGCTTCAAGAGTTTCTTTATATTTTGCCAATCTTTCTTCTGCTGCTTTTGAGGCTTGTCCATTTTCTTGTAGTGTAGTAGTAAGGTTGTTAAGTCCTACAAGTATTTCCCCCCTCTGATATTGTTCTGCTAAATTAGAAGTTTCATCTGCAGAAGCTCTTAGTCCGTCCGCAAATTCACGTAATCCACTGCCTGCATTTTCCGCTCCGTCAGCTAAGGAGTTTTGTGTATTTTCTAATGCTTCTAAAGGACCGGATAAGTCTACAACTTTATTTGCAACTTCTAATAGGTTCTTTACAGCTTCTATAATAATATTAATAACAGCAACGAAGCCTGTTGCAAGTGCATTTTGTACAAAAGCTAGTGCATCTGCTACTGCAGCTACTCCAGTTTTTATAGTTTTTACTACTCCGGAGTTTATTACTTTGTCTAAAAATTGTAAAATACTTACTGTAACATCATAAGCATTTCTACCTAACTCTACTAGGCCTTCGTATACTATTTTAATTATTCCAATCCACCCAGCCAAACTCAAGGCTTTAGACATTAAAGCACCCGTTCTAGCAGCTGCGGTTCCCATAGCCCCCATAGCAGAAGCCCAACCCTTCTTTACAAATGAAGTTCCTACATTTATGGAAAGCGTCATTTTTTTCCAGAGAGTTGCAATTTTTTTAGTAGTGCTAACAGTAGTGGTTTCGCTTTGCTTTAATGCAGCCTTAAAAGAGCGAACTCTTTTTATATCCTCTCCTTTAAATATTCCTGAAACTATCTTTCCATGTTCTAGATATTGCTTTTCTGCAGACTTTAAAGCTTTCTTTAAATTAGCTTTATCTACTCCAGTTAAAGAATCTCCTGCCTGCATTTTTGCAAGAATTCTAGAAGAAGATCCTCTGTCTACAAAGCCTGAGGCTTCTGTAGTTGCTTTTGTTAGTCCTTTTTGACGAGTTTTTTCTGCACTAGCAGTCGTTTCTTCTAATTTTTTTCTATATTGCTGTAAATTTGTTTTTGCTTTATCGTAAGCTTCCGTATGCTTTTGTTTAAACTCAGAAAGTTTCTGGTTAAAAGAATCCATAGGATTCATGCTTTTAATAATAGAAGCAGCAATTAGTCCAAAAACTGCTATAGCAGCTCCTGCTGATCTTGTTATAATTGTAGCAAATCCTTCAAACAAAGGCAGAACTGACTGAGATATATCTTTTACTAAAGTATCAAAAGTTACTTGAAGTTGTTTAAAAGGGTTTACTTGTAATTCTTGTTGCCCAAACTGCTGATTTAACTGCCTTTGAGTTTCAACTAAAACAGCCTGGCTTCTTTCGAACTCGGTTAATTCTTTTGCGTTTTTACCAAGAGCATCCGCATAGCGTTTAGTAGCATTTTCTAGCCTGAGAGTAATACCTAATTCATCTAAAAGTTCTGGCTCTGCTTTTGATACACCTCGTAATAAACGGCTAAAAGAGTCTTCAAAATCTCTGCCTAGAGCGGCAGATACTTTTCTAGCTCCTATAGCTAATTCATTTAATTGATCTGGAGAAAATCCTTTTGCTAAGCCAATTGCTGCGGCCTCAGAAGATTGTCTGAAAGTAAGCATTCCTCCACTAGCTTCCTGCAAGGCATTAGTAACGGACTTAATTGCAACTCCACTACTTTGAGCAAAAGATTGTTGAGATTTCTCTAAATTTGCTAAATCTGCTTGTTCTTGAAAGAATCTAAAAGCTGCTGATATTGCGAATATATTTGCTGCAAGAGTTGCATATGCAGGGACAAGGCCGCCTGTAATACCCTGTGCCATTTTTGAAAAGTTTTTAGTAGTATTTGAAGAGGTGCGAGCAGCACCTTTTAGGTTTCGATCAGCAGTTCTAGCGCCTTTGGCAGTGTTTTCTAAGCCTTCTCCAGCTGCCTTTGCTTTTTTACCTAGAACAGATAGATTTCCTTGATCGTCTATCTTTACTTTTATATTTATCGTATTATCAGCCATTAGCCTTTAACATTATGGGTGTAATTTTTTCCACCGCTTTTTGACTTACGTTCGTCTGCTTTACGCTTTCTTTCTGCCTCTTCAAATCTATAATTCATTAGTATTCTTTCGTATACTTTCATAAAGTATAAAACTTGTTTTTTATCTTCTACTTCATATATGGAAAATAGTAAGTTACATCCTGACCAGTCTTTTCCCATGTAAGAGCCTGACATTCCTTCCCAAACATCTGAGAGAAGGTTAAACATAAAAAATGCCACTTGTACCTCGTCAGGAAAAGCTGACTCGGTAAGCGGCATCTTTTGGGGATCAGGTTCTTCGCCTAATTGCTCACATATAGATAAATACTTATCTATATTAAAGTTTGAGTTCTGTTCTCTCACATAGCGAGCAAGTAAGTCTTGAACTCTTTCTACTTGCTCCCAGTAAAATTTTCTAAATCACCTACTGTTTCTGTTACCCAAGTATCAAAAGTATTGGAGTTTCTCATAAGTAACTCCGCATTTTCTTGAGTAAAAGGCAGTTGATCGTTAGGGTCTTGAGAAGAAACATCCACCAAAAGAAACTCTTCTAAGTATGAATATTTGAGTCCCGACCACGCTTTAATAACTGCTTTAACGTATTCTGTTAGAAATCTATCCTCGTCTAACTCTTCTTCAGGTTGACGAGTTTTCTTGTTAAATTTTGTTGTTACACACTTCTTTCGAAGTTTTACCAGCTCATCTCTTCCAAGATAACACAAATCAACAGTTAGACCATCATAGCCAGGAAAGTCTATAGTTACTGTTTTGCTTGGAGTCATAAGACTCGCGAGCGATACTGGTTCCTTTTTTACTGCTGCTTCTGTCATTCAAAAAATCCTTCTTTTCGGTTAAAAAAGTAGGGAGGCC